GCCCCTAAGCGGTTCGAAGGTTAGTCGATGACGCCCAGAACGAACCCGTGCAGAACCTTGTCTGTCGTCATTGCTTCGCCAGTAACCTTCGCTCGAAGTCGGGTCTTGGCGGTATACTTGTAACCGATGCCGTAGGTCGGCTCGGTTCCGTTGACGCCCGCGTTGTCCAAGCGAGGAACCACCCAATCCGCCGCCGCACCATCGATGCTGTGCGCTGCCACCAACCGATCATCGTCACCCGCGTCACCGATATCGATTCCGCAGGTGCCACCACCCGAGGAGAACGCCTCGCACGCAACGAACGCCCCCAGCAGCCGAAAACCAGCGTCCACGTCACACAGGTCCACCGTTTCACCAACACCCGGCGCCGCTGCCGCTGGGCTCTTGTAGGAGAATCGGTAAGACCGCAACCGACTGCCCCACACGTCCACCCCGATCAGGTTGGACGGGTTGGCATCCCGCTGAGTCGCTTCGTAACCCTTTCCGCTCGCCATCTCATGCCCTCCTTGGGCTCAGAATTGAAACAGGACCAGATCAGTCCTGGTTTACACCAGACCCCGAATCTCGACGACCTTCTCTTCCTCCATCCGCACGAAACCAAATCCGGCCTTGGCGTAGGCATACCAGTTGAAGCGCTTGTCGGGCCGCTTCGCCACCTCGGTCTGAATCCCGATGGCATTGGCGAAAAGCGTGCCAGACTTGCACCACACCGGATACCGCCAGTACGTAGCCGCTCCGTCCTTGAGGATGCGCTCCGTGAACTTGAAGGTAAACCCGAGAAGCCGGTCCACCTTACCCTCGACGAGGGCCTTTACATTGTTGTAGTCCGCGGACTGAACCTGCGTGGTGTTAAGAAGGTCAGCGAGGCCCTTTGAACTGCAGCCGATGTAGATTTCCTCCGCATCGAAATCCACATTCGCGGCCATGAGCAGTCTCTTGGCTTCGATCAGCTTCTCGATGGTCAGACCCACGTTGACACCACCGAAGTTCAGGGCAACCACCTGACCGGCGGGGAACGTCACTTCGACCGTGCCACCCTTTCCGGTCCACGCGGAACCAAACAAACCTTCCAGAGCAATATCGTCCTGCGAACGACCGAGCGCGTAGCCCTGTTGGGTGACGTACGAGGAACCGGGGTCCTGCAACATCTTCACCCGGTCGAAGGAATCGATCATGATACCATGATCGAAGAACCGGAGCGTCACCCGCCTGCGCGAGTGCTCGATCTCGTTCATGGGCGAATCGCCGAACCGGGTCGTTACTTCCTGAGCGGTCGCCGGTCCGTGGCGATCCCAGAACTGTTCCTCAGAATGCTGATCTTCGTTGCGGAAGCAGGAACGCAACTTGGAACCCTTCTGCTGGAGAAGGGTGTACACGTTCCCGTTATACTGCTTGACGAATGCCTGATCTACCGTGGTCATAGCGAGCGAACCCCCTTGGATTCAGAATGTCTTCTGTCCTATCGGTGGGTTGCCCGCCATTGCGGACCCGCCCTAAGCGGTTCACCCAACTCTTAGCGGGGCCTTTCAAGGTTCCCCCGCGCTCGTCGGGTGGACCGCCTGTCCATGAACTAACCTAGCACGGCCTTGGAGCCTACACAAGCCTCCCTAAACCGAGCCGTATGCGACTTGGTGCAACTCTCGCATCCTTTCGACCGCCGCCTTGTGGTTGGGATCATCGTACTTCCAATACGGATGGCTCATATTACTCATGACGGCAGCTATCTCCTTCTGAGCCGTATCTGCTGTCATGTTGATAGCATCCGACTTGATGACCCCATCCTCCAACAAAATCTGACCGACCCGAGCGCCGAAGGCTACGAACGCCGGATGGTTGCCCAGCTTGCCAATACCAGGGAGTTCAGTGTCAAGCAGAGTCCGCAACTCGTCGTCACCGAAATCCTCGATAGTGCGAGTGTGGAGATTGACATTGCGCTGAGTCACCGCACCCCACTTTGCTTTCAGGGTACTCCACGCTTTCTCGTACGATTCTGCGTCAAGATTGGCCTGGGTGTCCACCGTTCCCTGTAAATACTCCAGGTACGCACCCATAACACCAGCCTGCTGCGCCTTTGTTAGACCGAGAGCGTGGAGCTTGGTGTTGACCGCCTTCTCAGCTTCGGCATCCCATCGATCCTTCAACGTATCCGGGACCTTGACCGCTTCATATCCAGCGGGATTCTCCGGACGTCCTAGCTTGGTGTAGATTTCATTCCACACCGGCTGAGCCTCTTCCGGCTTGGCGTCTGGTGCCGGAAGATTGATGGCCGAACCGAGCCTCTTCTCGAGGTTGTGATACGACGTCGCCAACTGGCCGACGGCCTCGGATTCAGTTCCCTTGAACTTGGCCCACGTCTTCTCACTACGAAGTGCTTCCGGGACGTACTTCGTAACCCACTCATTCCCGGTCGCCTTATCACCTTCACCGTCTCCGGCCCCACCCTTGTCACCTTCGCCTTCACCGCCCGAAATAGACAGACCGAGCGATAGAAGCCTCATGGTGGGGGTAAGGTTGTCGTTGTCGATGAACATTAGTCACCGCCTCCGATTCCTGGAATATCTTCCAGTTCGTCAAGGTAAGAGGTCTGTTGAGTTTCCTCGCCCGATCTCAGAGCCATGGCCTCCTTTATGATGCTACGGATTTGAAGGTATACCTTACGGGCTCCCTCATTGTAGGCAGTAGCATCCGAATGTCCAGGAACAAAAGAACCCTGGTCATTAAACTGCTCTTTCATGTTACGCAGAACCCGACGACCATTCTCAGTGTCAATAAACACCAGATAGGCCATCTTGGTTTCACGTACTTCACGCTGCTGCTTTTCCTCCTGAGTTTCGGCTAGCTCGATATCAACCTTACCCTCACCGGTAATGCTGATCCGATTAACCTGCCGCTTACGCCGCGCTTTGGCCACCAATTCTCTCCGTGCTCACCGCTGCCCCGGGTGCCGGGAGGATTCCCTGTTTGGCACCCTCACCGAGGGCCTTCAAAGCGGGCGCAGCGCCCTGCGCCGCCTTTGCGAGAGCTAGCATGTTCTCCTGTTGACGCTTCTCCGCATCCGCCTGAGCGCGCAACTGTCGGATTCTCTTAACCTCCTTCGGGTCCACGAGCAACTGCTTGGGAGCACCCGTAGAAACTTGATGATATCTGGCCACGAAATCCATGTCGATATTGTCGAGGATTTCTGGCTTCGACTCAGACAAGGGAAGTACAATTTGGAAGTAGCGTTGCATGGCTACACCCTCTTGTAGCCGCTGAGCACGAGCCAAGGGACCCTCATACTCAATGTCCAATTCCATACCCATCTGCTTGATGACTTCTTTAAGAGCCTTGGGCATTGGCTTGAACATACCACGCCGGAAGTGCATCCAGAAAGCTCGTTCCGTCAGAGGATTTAGGAGCTCCACATTCAAGCGCCCGAGGGTAGGCCCCAAGATGCGCTGCATCAACTCGTATCGCACCTGAACCTCATATGCCGTCATCTGCGGACCTTCTTGTAGCTGCAACTGATCCGCAAAGAACATACGACGGATCATGGCCCGCATCTCTTCCTTATTGGAGCCTGACACGTCGAACCTACCACCAATCTCGAGCGTCTGAACTGATTCCATATCGCGAACGTGGGTCAAACCACCCGGGGTAAGGCGAACCGCGCCAATAACACCTTCATCCCTAACCTTTACGGGGGGATCGATCATCTTGGCCAGAGCACGAAGCTCTAATTCGATCAGCTTGTTCAGAGTCTTGATGGTAGGTAGCGCAGTAGAACCGGGCCCGCGCCCCACGTGTTCTCCGCTCGACTTGGCCCAGCGAGGAACCATGGCTGGGAACTCTCGATATCCGCCTTCCTTGAGTGGATGACCATTCTCGAGGTCGATCCAATACGAGGCAAATGGCATCTTGTTGGGAAGGACGTTCTTCACCATAGGGTGAACATACATTACTTGACGGGGCATCACCGCATGTAGATACTTCCCAATATCATACGGGTTGCTGGTCAATTTGGCCCGCTGACTAGGATGAAGGGTCTGCTCCCCGAAAGCATCCGCCGCCGCTCGATAAGAAAGAGGGTAAACGCAGAAGATAGAATCAACGTATCCTTCCTCATTCTCATCAAAAGCGAATGTTCCCGGTTGTAGCGACTTAAACTTCATCCCTCCGAACTTGCTATGGGCAGGGACCTTTTCATCCATGAAGATTGCACCAATTCCCAACCCACCTAGGTCCTCGTATGTTTCATTGATCTCGGAGTAGAAGTTGGACTCTCGGTAGGAATCGAACATGGTTTTGGCGCAACTCTCGAACCAGACGGCAATCTCGTGCTCCGTGTCGTATTCAAGCCCACGGGCCCGTAGGCCAAACCACAAATTCGACTCGGACGTCAGGGCCCCCTTCATGGAGGCTGCCAACACCACGTTGGCGTGATTGGCGGTAGAGTCGAACATCCTCTCACCAATCATATGACCGGGAGATCGGGTTACGTTGATGTTGGCCTTGCGGGGACAAATGAAGTCCGCGCAATCCTGGAAATGGGGTCGCCACTGAGCAATCCTCTGCTCGGCTTGCTCGTAGTGGTGTAGGATTTGCTGGACTTTGAAGTTCATCTTACGCGCCACCCAGCTTCGTTGTCAGCACGGGGGCCTTCTCGGTGATACCCATGGGCGACGTTGAAATGGACCGACCCCCACGTCGCCGCCGCTCGAGTTCCTTCTTTCGATCTTCTTGCTCCTTCTTGATGCGTTCAGCATCCGGATCAGGCATCTCAACCTTTTCCGGCTTCGGAATCTTTCCACCTCCTCCCATGGTTACCTCCCTCTCGTGGAAACAGAGCGTCCCTTCATATGCTTGAACATCTCCACCTGATTCATCCGTCGGTGGGCTTCCTTCTCCGATTTGTAGGGGCCTCCGAGGTTCTTGCCAGAGTGACTCTTCACGGAGTACCCCTTCGGCCCCTTCTTGATCATACGTGTACCTCTCCAGCTTCGTCAGAAAGCTTGGGCTTCTTCACCTCACGGGCCCCCGCTTCGCCCTTCACAACCCGAGGCTTCTTGCGGGCCACCCCATCTCCTTCTCCCTGGTCAGAATCCCCTTCATCCTGCTCCTCGAGGATTCGGAGCTCGTATTCAGCAAGCTCCAGCGCTTCCTTGAGCACCGCCACCTTCTGCCGAGCGTCCAACCGTCGCAGGTCGATGACGCGGCCCTTGCTCTCCTTCTGCTTCTCCTCGCGGTCCAGCGCCTTCTCCGCGTGAAACTTATACTCCTCGTACAGAAGTGGGTTATCGGATGGCTTGGCACCGGGATAATCAGCCCGCATCATCTCCAGTGCCTTCACGTCGATAAGAGCCTGTTCGTACTTGCTCATTGCGTGGCCCACACTCCCGTCGGTGTACCAATACCAATCCAGGTAGAACCCCCGTTGGCCATGAGGGTCACGTTATCACCAAGCGCGTTGGTCGCTGCCGTGTTCTTAATCCCGGGCGTGCAGTCCGCCTTCGAGATCATCGACGCGTCGGCATCGGCGCCGATGGCAGAGAATGCAAAAACCTGACACCCATCGCCATCGGCTGCTGTGTCGATTAGGATTTCACCCCCAGCGTTGCCCGCGATGAACGTAACCGTACAGGCCGTATTGGACGCTGCCGGAAGGGTAAAGGTCTGCACTCCACCAAGAGTTGCGTAGATCACCTGTCCGCAATCGGCGGTGGTCATGACCCTCGCCGCGCCGTTTTCGATGATCCACCCGGGGCGAACTCCCTTGATAACAGTGGCCCCGTCTCCGGTGATATTCCCGTTGGCGAGAATATCAGCCGTGAAGGTTGCGTTGCCCGTGACCCCAAGCGTTCCATCGAACTGCGTATTCTGAGTCGGATCGACGTGGGTTACCCCGGCAACCGTCAGGGTCCCATCGATGACCGCATTGCGGACGATGAGATCGTTGGGCGTCGGGAAGAATCCGTAGGGCGGTGCGGTCACCGCGACCGCCGCTGCCGAAAGGAGCGCGAGCACGCACGCGAGCGTGAAGAACTTTCTCATTAGGCCCCCCTATGCGTTGTATGGGTTCCAGAAACGATCATATTCGACTTGCCGATCGCCCTCGTCCTGGTAATCCTGCCCGAAGAGACTGAACCGCGTCTCGGCCTTCGTGGCCCGCGCATCCTCCTTTCGTATGTCGTAATGACCGGTGGCCATCACGCGAACCATATCAGCGAAGTGACTCGACCAATCCTCGTATGGATGGTCCTTGAATTGTTTCTTCTTGTCGTCCCATTCTTTACGGTAGTTGCGCAGCGCGTTGAGGAGAGGTTCGCACTTAACTTCATCGAAGTACATACGCGGAAACATCATCCGCACAACCGCGATGCCGTCATCTACCAACAGCTTTTTGCCAACATCAATGTTGGACAGGCCAAGATCCCATGCTTGCTCGAGTCGGGTCTTACCTGTACCAATTTCAGTAATCCCGGCATCGTGTGGCCACTTATGCCGAGCGTAGATGTATGGCTTCTCTTCCTTGACCAGACGTACGTAGTAATGAAGACCCTTGCCACCACCCTGTTGACAGTCGATCCACCGGATTTCGCGACCCATTACCTGATACCATCCGATGGCCATATTATCGTGAGCACCAAGGTCCCACGCCGTGTACACAGGTAGTTGAGGTTCGTACTTCACACGGGTGATGCGACCCTCGCGCTCCGCGATGCGCAACTGTTCCCCGTAATACGAGCCCTCCATCGCGCCTTCGAAGCTGCAGTAATACTCTTGCTGAATAATTTCTTCCGGGAC